ACTTTGTATACAACGGGTGAGCGTTGGACTGGGTTGGTAATTGACCGATGATGTTAATAACGTCAACGGCTTCTTGTGCGGTCAGGGTGATTGCAATGTCGCTCATGCTGATGCTTCCTCTAGCGGTGTCATGTTCTCATTTGTCCAAAAGTCTTTGGCAAGCATAATTTTTAGATGTTCTTTGTTACGAGCCAAGCAGTCTGCCCAATCTTCTGCTGTCATGCCTTCTGGCTGTCCAGCGTTAATCAGGTTAACTGAGTCCATTGCGGCAGAGTAGTGCTGTGCAATTTCTGTTGGGGTGATTTCTGTCATGGTTTAACCTTTAGGATATTTAGACTTAACCGCTTGGCAGTCGGCTATGTATTTATCAATCTGTGCTTGGTCACCTTTGACCACACCGTCTAGGTAGTCGATGAAAGATGGGTACTCAGCCTTGCGTTTGCGTTGATAATCTTTTGCGTCATATTCTGTTTGTAGACGAGTTATTTCTGCTTGAATTTGCGCTTCTGTCGGCTGAGTTTGAGCAGTATCAAGCCACTCTAGAGCAGCTCCATAAATAACCCATTCAGCCCTTGGTTTTAAAGAGTGAAGTGCATCTACTATAGTAATCATGCCGCAATCTCCAAAAGAATAATTGTTGAAATTTGACTATTTTCTTGCAAAAGAATTGTTTCTCCGCCAGGATTTCCTTGTATGTGGGCTTGGGTTTTATAGGTAGTTGCAGAAGTTGTTGCTGGGCTATCTAAATAATTCATAGCCCAAGTAATAGCAACATACAAATAACTTTCTGGACCTACATCTGCACTTAAAGATGGAGTTTGATCAGTTGTTGCCAACACTGTTGAGCCTCTAAGAATTCTTAATCCACCATTAGGAGAATTTATTGTTCTACGAATCTTGGCTGATTGAGTAACTAAAACAAGTATTTTACTTGTGCTAAATGTAGGAGTAATATTAGCCGTTAAAGTTGTGTCAGTATAAGTAGAAGAAGTAATAGTTGTAGAAGTAGTAGTTGTGGCTTGCACCACTTGTAACACAGACCCCGTAGGTAATGTACCACTTGGTATGGTTTGTGTTCCTGTAAGTTGAGCCGCTGGTAATCCAGTAGCATTAGTCAACACCAAAGCCGAAGGCGTACCCAATGCTGGTGTTGTTAGAACAGGACTAGTCAAAGTCTTATTAGTAAGTGTCTGAGTATCAGTTGTACCCACCACTGCACCAGCAGGATTACCTACTCCACCCGCAGGGAAGGTTACCCCTGCTGTTCCATCTACGATTGTTGTCAATTTATACTCCTTCTAGCGCCACGATTCGGGCGGTTAGTGCGTTGATTGTTTCGGCTTGTGTGTCGTTTATTGCTTTTAGTTCTTGGATAGCGGCAGTTAGTGTTGCTACTAGGAATGAAACATCAATGCCCTGATAGACTGGTTTTCCATCTTCATCTACTGCGTCTTTTTCTCCGCTAACTGCATGAGGGCAAACCTCGGCTAATTCATGAGCAATAAAACCTTCACCATTAGAGCCGTTTGCTTTCCATTTGTATGTAACGGGCTTTAGTTGAGCAACCTTGGCTAAAGCACCAGTCATAGGTGCAATATTTTCTTTTAGTCGATAGTCAGAAGATGTGTTGTATGCGGTTGCAGATGTAGTAACAGAAATAGTTCCAACAGTTGTGCCTGACCTACGAAACTGCACAATAGTGCCATCATTAGTTCTGTTGAAATATGCGGCTGGATTTGTACCAGCATTAGCCTCTATTTCACCAGTGCTGTATGCACCAAACCCTTGAGTGCCAATCCCCGTTGCAGTTTTTCCCACCACTAAGTCACCAGCAGAGGTGATACGCATACGCTCTGTGGTCGAACCGCCATTGGGTCTAGTAAAGAACGCCATGTAACCAGCGTAGTCACCACTGGTTGCGTTTTCTTTATTTATTGACCATCCACCCATTCCAGCATAAGAACCACCAGAGGTGTACTGCAAAGAAACTAAACTTCCTGCCGCTGGTGTAGCGTTATATGCCGCTGTTGATGTTAGTTGTTGGTTGTATGTAAGCCCACCATCTGTGACTTGACCGCCTTGAACATGAAGCCTTGTTGATGGCGAAGTAGTACCAATCCCCACATTACCAGAGGTGTCAATACGCACACGCTCTGTGTCGTTAGTAACTAATGCAAAAAAGTCATTAGTTCTAGAACCTGCCCTGACACCATTTGTATCAACAGTAAATTGACCTGTTTTTGTTGGATTTCTTACTAAAACAAATGCGCCAGTTGTGCCGTTATAAGCATCAACTACTGTGTAACCACTAAAAGAAGTAGGGCTAGTAGTACCAATCCCCACATTCTGTGAAGTATCAATAGTTACTGCCGTAGTGCCGCTATTGGTTTGAAGGGCTAACACCCCGCTAGTATCACCAGAGGAAATTAAACCACTACTCGTGGATGCGTTCAGAGTCGATGCCATGTCTTATCCTTTCAGAGCCGCAAGTTCGGCTTTTACTGTATCTAGTTCGGCTTTTAAGTCTTGAATGGCTTTTACGCAAAGAGAAACCATGTTTCCGTAAGACAAAGCATCAGGCGTTCCATCGGAAGCGTATTGCACAAATTCAGTGAGTCCTGCTTCATGTACTTCCTCGGCAATTAAGCCAGCATACGTTTTGTTTCCATCATCTAAACCTATACCTTCGTAAGTTACTGCTCTTAGTTTTAATACATCAGCAAGACCAAAAGTAGCGGTTTGCACATTCGTTTTATATTTCAATGATGAAGTTGAACGATATAGTCTTCCTGTTGAGCCAACATATACGTTTGCCCCAACACCCGTTGATGAGTTATATATTTGTGGTGCGGCCCAAACTCCATTATCACCCTCGTACCACATCCGTGGAGTACCAAGGCTATCAGACAACATAATCCAATATGTTCCTGTGCGAATGTCTAAACTAAAACCAGCGTCTACACCCGTAAATCCACCAAGGATTGTGTTGTAGTAGCCCGAAGTCATTGCACTACCTGATTTGTAACCAATATAAGTATTAGGGCCTAAAGTGCCTAATAAACCCGCTTGATAACCAATATAAGTATTTTGACCGCCAGTTGTTTGGGTGTAGCCCGCTTGATAACCCACGGCAACGGAACTAGAGGCTGTGGTGTTCGCTTGTAACGACCCTGTTCCCATAGCCACGTTGTATGAGCCTGTGGTGTTGTAAAAAAGAGCAGAGTTACCAAACGCCTGATTAAAACCACCTGTAGTATTTGTTTTTAAAGCCTCACGACCAAAGGCTTCATTGCTAGAAGTGCCTGTTGTGTTGCTGTAAAGGGCTTGATAACCTACTGCTGTGTTGCTAGATGATGTGGTGTTGGAGTAGAGTGCTTGAGCGCCAAGAGCCGTGTTGTAATCGCCAGTATTTAAATAAAGAGACTCACGACCAATAGCCGTTACATTATCCAAATCAGCGCCTGTGTATCCTGCACGATAGCCAACAAAAGTGCTTGCACCACCAGTAGATTGAGCATTACCAGCCTGATAGCCAATTGCTGTATTCAATGTGCCTGATGTATTACTTGCCAAAGCACTAGCACCCACAGCCGTGTTAGTAGAAACAGAACCACCGCCTTTACCTACTGTTAGACCTGAGATAGTCGCATCACTGGTTGTGGTAATCGTAGTAAACGATGGAGAAGCACCACTCACCGCCATAGTTCCCGATGCGGAAGGTAGTGTGACTGTGACTGTCCCCGCTACCGCAGGTGCAGATAGGGTTACTGCCCCAGATGTATCGCCCGAAACGACAATTGAACTCATATTTTTTCCTTACAAGACAACCCAGCGCTGTCCGCTAGTGATAGTTACTGAAACACCAGAATTAACAGTTATAGGGCCAACAGACATGCCGTTAATACCAGATGGTAATGTGTAATCTGCCGTCACTACTGTCTTATTTGCTTGGATAACGCCATTAGCCTGCGCTCCGCCAATACCACCCCAGTTTGTGCCGTCATAGCCTTCAAACTGTGTATTCGTTGTGTTAAACCGCAACATACCCGTTGCTGGGGTTGATGGTCTTTGTGCAGTTGTGCCTACCGAGAGAGTAAGCGTTGTTATCGCTGTAAAGTCAGTCCCGTTCCATGCACACAGCATACTCACGCCCGTGGGGATAATTACCCCCGTGGTAGCAGAACCTTTTAGTACGACTTGAAAGTCAGACTGGTTAACAACTATGTACGCTTTACTTGATGACGGTGCAACGATGTTTCTACTAACCCCGGGCGTGCCTGTCGGTATGAGAATAGCCATTCGAGCTTGATTGCTCGCACCTGACCCTGTGGTGGTCAGTGTCCAGTTTGCAGATGTAACACTTTGGGTTGCGTAGTTAGCGACCGAGTCTTCAACCAACTGCGTAATAGCGTCGTTGACTGTGGTGCCCCACGTTCCTGACAGTTCGCCAGTAACGGGTAATGCAAATCCTAACAGTGAGGTATATGCTGTGGTCACAGTGCGCTCCTATATTCTTTCATTTTATAGCCCTTTTTGTTAAAGCACAACCCAACGAGCGCCAGAACCTAAAGTAACTGAAACTCCGCTTGCTACAGAAATTGGCCCCGCTGACATAGCTGAGTTGCCTGCGGCTATGGTGTAACTTGCACTTACTGTTTGACTGTTAACCACAATACCATTACTAGCGATCATGTTGGTGCCTGTGATGTTTCCTGCGTTGGTAACATTACCACTAGCGTCTTGGTTTACAGACTTACCAGATGGATAGGTAACAAATACGTCTTTTGTTCCAGCCGAGAAGTTGACCAATGAACCTGAGTTGCTGGATGACAGGACTGTCGTGCGGGCTAGGGTTGTACCTGATGAGGTGTAAGTTCCAATACCCACTTCCCATTCAGAGCTTGTTTGCCCCGCTATGGTGTAGTAAGTAGTGTTTGCGTTGCCTACAGCGGCAAAGGATTGGAATCCAGTAGAGGCACCAAGCAGAGTCACTGTCCCCGTACCAGTCGTTGTGGTGGTTTCCTTTACTCTGTCTGCTAGTACAAGCGCCATATTTATTCCTTACGATACCGTATCAATGACTTGCCAATTTGCTGTTTCGGGGTTATTTATAACCGCCCAGTTTGCAGTTTGAGAATCAACTATATTTTGCCAGTTTGCCGTCTGGCTGTCGACGATTGTTGTCCAGTAGAACTTACCTAGCGTACCAACAAACCCAGAAGCCGTATTACCTGTCAACGCCACCGATATAGTAAACCCAACTGAGCCCCCTACCGCAGTAGCCCCCAAACCTGTTACCGCCGCAGCCTTGCCGGGCAACACAGTACCAACAGAACCAGACGCAACATCACCGGTCAACGCAACAGAAACGCTTTGCCCAACTGACCCAACAGCACCCGACGCCTCTACACCTGTCAATGCAACAGACATGGTGGGTACTACAGTACCGACAAATCCCGACGCTACGTCTCCAGTTTCTGTTGGTGATGCGCTAGGGGTAACAGTTCCAACAAAACCTGACGCTACAACACCTGTCAAAGCCACCGACATAGTCGGCGTAACAGTTCCTACGAAGCCTGACGCTACATCCCCTGTTTCTGCTGGAGATGTACTAGGTGTTACTGTGCCTACCGCACCAGAAGCCGTCCTACCACTTAGAGCCTGAGACGCCGTTGGCGTTACTGTTCCGACAAAACCTGATGCCGCATTACCCGTTAGCGCAACAGACAGGCTAGGGGTAGTCGTTCCGACAAAACCAGAAGCCGAGTCCCCAGATAGGGCAACAGTCTCGCTAGTAGTTACAGTACCAACAAACCCAGAACTGACTAGTCCGGTCAGAGCTACAGAAATCGTCGGTGTTACTGCCCCGACAAACCCTGATGCCGCATCTCCGCTCTCGGCCTGTGAACTACTGGGGGTTACTGTCCCTACAAAACCAGAAGCCAAATCACCCGTCAGGGCAGGGCTATTACTTACTCCAACTGTACCTACTGCGCCTGATGCTGCGTTACCTGTTAAGGCGACCGCAACCGTTACCCCAGAAAGCGAGGCAAATGGCGTTTCAGCAAAAGCGGAGATACCAAACATGGTCTAAACGGCCTTAAGCCGCCTCCGCTTATGTTGTAGAAATACGCAGTAAAGCGGTAGTCGTTGTGTTTGAAGGCATTGTTAACGCAAAAGTACCAGCAGTAATCGTTTGATTACCAAAGGTGTATACGCCAACAGCCTTGTTTGACTGGCTTGAGTTATACATAAGCATCGCATTGAACGAAGTGCTCAAAGTCACGTTGGTATAACTAATACTTGCAGAGGGTGTCCAGTAAGCCACGCCAGCAGTTGAAGAACTGTTAGTCGAGGCAGGGGCAGTAGCGTTTGTGATTGTCACGCCACCCGCCGTGTAGTTAGTTCCAGTCACTTCACCTGTAGATGAATAGGCTGTAGTGGAAGCGTCAATCGTTGCGCTAGTCAAATACAAAGCCGCCTTGAAGGTGTCTGCTGTAGTTGCTGCACGGATAGGTGCTACGCCAAAATTGTGAGTTGCGGTTAGCGCTTCGGCTAAAAACGAAGTGCATAGGGATGCGGTATTTGCCATGATGTTTCCTTTTAGAAAGTGCCTACTTCACCGCCAATAGGCAGCGAGCGTTTAAGTGTTACATGTGCTGAACGATGGACTAACTCTGCGTCTTTCCAATACTCAACCCAAGTGGTCAATTCGTTATCGTCCTCAAAAACCCCTTCTTTCTTTTCAAGAAGAGACTCATCCATATCGCCGTAAATTGTTGTGACCATTACGAAATCCTTATGATTGCTGAGGTGTTAGTGTTTGCGGGGAATTGTACGGTGAATGTGGCTGTAGAGGTCTTATCTGCCCCAAAATCTAATACACAAACTGTTGGGTTTGTTGTACCGTTAGCCAAATAAATCAAAGCGCCTCGCGCAGTAATTGCACCAGTCCATGCGGCATTTGTAAAAGACAAGTAGGTTGTAGCTGCGCCTGTCTGGTTACCTATTGTGGGAATTTGGCTAATGACCAGTGTTTGTCCGCCAGCCGTGTAACCAGAAGTTACCACTTCACCCGTGCTTGTATATGCTGTTGTAGTGGCGTCTAACGTAGCCGCGTTCGTATACAGGGCAATTTTAAATACCTGCGTTGTACCTGTATCAAAATTAAATACCCCGTCAAGTAAACCTGTCTTGAACGTATTAGTTGTCCAGTTGCCAGTAAACGCCATTACTGAACCCCGTTATTCTGTGGTAGCGGAGCCACACGAGCTTGACCACTACGGTACGCATCACTGCGCTCAAGTCCATCTCCAAGGCGTTTAGCCAAGGCAAGTGCTTCCATGTATTTTTGATTGTACAAGGCAACTAAATCCGCTTCGCCTTTCATAAAGGTGTATGCCTCAACCAAACTTCCATAAAGCAATACGGTATCGAAGTTATCACCTAGCCAAGTTGTGGTTGCTGTAGTGATTGAATCGGGGTAGTAATAGTAGTGCAGTTCTGCTATGTAGGCCACATCAGGCGTGGGGCCAAGAATGAAGGACAACTCGTTAGTAATTGCAGAAGACGTTACTGTCGGACCAAATAAAGCGTAATACTTAGGGGCACCGGTATCTGTAGGGGTTGGGTAGGCTTCACGAATAAAGTTAACATCTTTGTTTAACAAATAGGTATACGCCCCTGTAGTTGGGTCTACAACTGCCAATGAATAGGTTGACAAAAAATCCGATGGGCACGACAAATATTTGTTACTTGCAGTAATAGTGCCAGTTGAGTTTTTACGTAACGATGGAAACTGAACCGAGTTGTAAATGCGTTGTTCTGCCTGATTGATGAAACGGTTAATCTGCTGTGTAGAAGACACAGTAGTCGTTCCATCGGCAAGCGTAATCGCCGGAAAGTTATTTTCCGTATACGTCTGAATTGCAGCTACAAGCTCGGTATAGGTCACGCCATCGGTCCTCTACACATTACGCCTTTGGTAGCCGCGCCAGCACCACGCATTTTGATGCCGTCGGTCTTGATAGGCTCATTGCCAGCAGACTTGCTGAACTGACCGAGGCTAACGTCAGCGTTTTCTAATTTGCTTTTGTTGGGCGGATAACCGGGGTTTGTACCAAACTCCACAGGAGCTTGAGTCATCTTTTTACCAGACATATCGTGTGGTTGCGCATAGACTTCAGCAGAGCCAACTTCTTTACCCATCATTTTTTTGCTAAAGGTAGCCATTATTTGCCCCTTTGGTTTGCGACACGAGCCATGTTACGACCCATAGACTTCATCATGTCATTGGATACACCACCCTTTTTGAGCTTCAAAGATGTGCCCTTGCCACCTTTATGTTCTTGCATGTCATGCTGTTTGAAAGCCTTCTTGATGAGGGCTTTGTCTTGAGCCATGTCAGCTTTACCAGATTCCATTTTTGCCATTTTCAACTCCTAAGTTGTTGCTACCGTAACTGTACCAAGTTGTACAACCAAATTCAAATTATTTGGCGTCAACGCTGCGTCAAAACTGCTTGCCCCGCCAACAGGATTCCATCCCCATTGAAAGATTCGACTACCACCTTGCGGTGTTCCAGTACCACTTTGTGTAGTACCGCCGTTCACATTCGTCTGCAATCCGCTTGTACCAGAAATTACATAACTTCTGTCAGGGCGAGGGTTACGCAACGCTTGCGGATCATCTACTGGGTACATACCCAACTGCAACTGCGGATGATCTGGGTCCCAACATTCCGGACAAACCAGTAAGTTGTAGTTCTTAGTTTTAATTATCTCAGTTTTAAGGACTTTTAACTTAAAGCGTTGTCCACAACGGTCGCACTCCGAAATTGCATTCTTGCCAGAAGCAAAACGATTACCCACGACTATCTCCCAATGTAGGTCTGTCTAGGAACCAAACGTAATGCTGCTTTCTCGTGATCTTCGTATGCTGCCAATTCCCATGCCTCGTCGTACTGTTGTTTTAGCATACCAATACGCTCCATACCCTGCGGTACTTTGCCAGCAATGTAGTAAGACAGGCCAGCCGCCATACAAGGAATAAATCTAAATGGCACGTCCATGATGTTCACACCGCCACCTGCATCTTGGGTACGACGTAGACGCCAATAAGCAAAAACATATGGCTGCGCATTATCAGGAGTAGGCCAAACAGTTATGGCTGGCACTTGTTGCCAGTAAACAGCAGTAGTAGCGGTATGCGCTGCTGCAATAGTATTTTGTTGCCCACGGAAGCAGTTGTATAGCGTTCCGCTAACGGCGTTATCGTTTTGTGTTAGATAACTATAGTTAATTACTTCGTTATCAATTTTCACAAACCCAGATGCGGGTAAACCCGTAACGTCGCTCAATACGATTGAAGTAGACGTAGATGTGATTGTTGTAGTAAGCGTAGAGGCTACGGGGCTAGTCTGCCCGTTGTAGCGCTGAATCCAAACCTGAATAGGTCTGGCTTGTTGAATCTTGTTTGGAATAGTGGCGTATGTAGATACGCTAATACGCGTGATCGTTAAGTCCGCTTGAGTGGCTGTATTGTTAGCTCCTGTGCGAATTAGGTGCTCAAGGAGGTCAATAGTGTCGTTGGGTAACGCGTAGGTATTTTGACCCGGCACAAGAGTAATAGTTCCCGGCTCGATTGTCCACAGATTGATACCACGGTTTGCCCAATCAGCAAACATAATGTTAAGACTACGCCGTGCAGTACGCAGGTCATATCCAGTGCGCAGTTCACTACCAGCGCGCTCAAACGCCTCCTCGACCAACTCAGAGAGGTCAAGGTTGAATGCTACTGCGCCGGAGGTATTTGCCATGTTACTTTAGCTTCTTTAGCGTCTGTGCCAGTCGTGCGCGTTGGCCCATTTTTCCGGGGGCTTTGGCTGCTTTTGCTAATTTCTTTGCGGGAATCTTTTTCCCTTCTTTCACACCAAGCTCGGACCGCAGAGCCCCGGGTTTCTTGATTGCTTTTTGAATCCATTTTTCAGCCATTATAGTTTCTCCGCAGTTTGGTATGCTTTTAAAAGACCTTGCAAACGCTCGATCTCTTCGTCGCGTTCTTTGAGTTTGTTTATAAGGCTTTCGTTCATGTCGGCCCAAACTAATACCTGACCCATGCGCTCTTTGTGATCGCGGCGCATCATCTCGAATAGTTGTTCACTAATATCGAGCTGCTTTTGAATGTGGCTTGCTATGGTCATCTGTAACTCGCTGTTTTCTTTGCTATGCCTTTAGGCTGGGCTACGAATTGCTTCCCGGCTTTTTTGCCAGCACGCTTCGCACGAGTTGTAGCAGCGTACTCAGCAGGGCTGAGACTTTTGATAGCAGCTTCTGGAAGGTAGCGCTCACCTGTTTTACTAGACGGTTTTCCACTTTTGGTTCTCCATTTTTGGTCACCCCAGTTTTTTAAGGACTGTTGTGGCGCTTTCAATCTCTGTAACCTCCACCAGCAGCTTTGTATTTCTTAGCTACAAGTTGGGCTTTACGTGCTGACCACTGTCCTGCACCAGTGCCTTGGGTTGCTGCGGCCTTTACCTGAGACACAATCCTCTTGCGAAGACTGGGTTTTGTGTAATTGCCAGCGGCGTTTACTTTGCCGCCTTCGGCATATTGTGTGAAGTCGGTGTCATCCCTTCGGGATTCTCTTTTACCCTTGGGCATCTTAGAGGGGTTGATAGCACCCATACCGCGACTTGACATCATAGTTACATCATCTTTCCACGGGTTTTACCCTTAGTGCAACATCCATCTGCACGTTTAGATGCAGTCATGCCACCTTTAGCGTAAGTGTCGCCCATAGCATTCACTTTGGATGTTGGCCCTTTACGTTTTTCAGTATACATTTCCATAAGTTCTTGCGAACGGGCAGCTGACATGGGTGGAGTCTTAGCAGTTGGTACGTTAAACATACCGTCGCCTTTAACCGGTTTACCATCTACACGGATATCACTACCGGATTCTTGCGCTTTTGTTCTGCCTTTACGAACAGGTTCGTCTACTGGGGTAGAGTCTTCGTATTTGTAGTCTTTAGCCATGACCGTTCCTTAACATTTAGCCTTAGACATGCCGCCTTTTTTCATGCCTTTGTTACCGGGCATAGAGACTTGCATACCTTTAGTTTTGCCTTTAGTAGCCACGCCATCAGCAGCCTTGTGACCGCCAGATAGACCACCAGCAGCCATTTTTTTCATGCCGCCTTTTTTCATGCCCATCTCTTTTTTGTCCATTGCTTTGTCTTTAGCAGATGCTTCAAATTTAGCGAACGGGTTCATTTTCTTAGTAGCCATACGGCCTCCTTGTTTAAAAAGTTGATTCTGTCCGTGTAGAGTTTTTGGCTCATTTACTTTTTGCAAATCAGGACGCGTACGCGGCCCACCCTTGAATTTGATGCCTTTGTCAGCCGCAGTAAAGTCTTTACCAACGGATTGAGGGACACCAGCTTTCTTGGCAAACTCGGGGTTATTAGCCACCGCCGCCATGAAATTGTGTTGTTTTTTACTTGTTGACGGCATTTCTACCTAACATTTTTTGAACAGTGTCGGTCTCGTATATACGGATACACATCCATACTATACCCAGAAGCGAACCTATCAGTGTGGCTGCCGGAGTCATCCAGCCCATCATGCCAGAGAACGTGACTGTTAGAGCAGCCCCGTCGGTAAGTGTTTTAGCTTCGTGTCCATTCATATCAACACATCCTTCCTTTGGTTTTGCCCTTTTGGGCTATACCGTCTGCTGCTTTAATGTATCCGCCCTCAGCGCAGTTCCATGCTCTAAGACTCTTGTTGATTCTAGAGTTCGGGTCGCTCGCTGTTTTTGCGGATGTTAATTTTTTCTTCATACCACTCATCCTTGCGCAAAAGGAGTCTCGCCTTGAGCCGCCTTCTGGCTGCGGTGGTTTCAGGTTGTGCCCCTCTTTCTTCGCGGAGGCCCGCCCCTTGGCGTTCAAG